CTTCTATTCTTCTTGGTGGTAACTACAGATCAAGTGGTGATACACAACCGTTTGTAAGATTAAAATCTTTTAAAGAAAACTCAACGGATAATAATTTTGGTTATGGGTTTTCGATATCTACAAATGCTAACGGTGGATCTATAACAGAAAGACTTCGTATAGATTCTAATGGTAAAGTTGGTATCAATCAGGTAACGCCAACTGCATTTATGCATGTTAAGTCTGGGGCAAATAATGGAACAGTAATTTCAACGTTTGAAGGAGCAACTAATAACAAGTTAGATGTAAAATTTATTTCCACTGGACCAGCAATAAATGTTACGGCAGGTGATCCACTTGTTTTTGAAATGTCTGGAAGTGAAAAACTTCGTATAACTTCTGGTGGTCAAGTTCTTATTAATGATACATCTCTAGGAAATAATAGAGCAGATGCACCTCTACAAATTGAAACTGGATCAAGTGGAAACTGTTTAAACCTTAGAACAAGATCTAGTGACGATGTTTATTCTTATATTAACTTCCAGAACAATGCGGCTACTCAAACTGCAGCAGAAATATATCTAGCGCGTAATGCATCAAACAATGCGGGGAACTTAGTCTTCGGAACTGCTAATCCTAACTCTTCTGTCCCACAGCAGCGCATGATGATCAGTTCAGGTGGTGCGACATCGTTGCATGTCAATAGTGCATCTCACGAAACATTTAGATTTACTACTCAGGCATTAAACGAAGCAAAACTCATAATGCAGGATGCTTCTGGTAATAGTGATATCGTATTAAACACTGGTGGAGATTCGTGGTTTAATGGTGGTGATGTTGGCATCGGAAATGGTAATCCAATATTTAAACTAGATGTCGTTGATGGTGGTGGTGGAGCAAACACTGGAGCAAATGTAAACAATCCTGATGCTTTAAGTGTAACTGGAACTAATAGAACCTTAACTGGTGGTGGAGCAAATCTTTTTGTTAATAGCAATAGTGATGTGGCAGCAAACACTGGGGGACAAATTGCACTTTCTGGAAGACATGTATCTAGTTCTACCAATAGTATGGTACACGCTACCATAAAGGGTGCGAAGGAAACTGCAGTTTCTACTAACGCTAATAGTTATCTTGCTTTTGGCGTATCTAATCATAATGTTGGTGGATTAGTAGAAAGAGTTCGTATAGATTCTGGTGGTAATTTTGGCATTGGAACGATTGATCCGTCAAATGCGCGTTTAATGGTAGTAGACGGAATCACAACAACATTTGGTAACGCTCCTTTAGCTATATTTGGTTCAGGATTTGCTGCTGGATATTACTCTACGATCGGATTTGGACCTACAAACGCTTCTTATACAGTTCCACCCTCTGGAATTGGTCATGTAGCAACGTCACAAACCAATGGCGGATTTGGCGATTTAGTATTTGGCACAAGAAACGTAACTACAAACACATCACCAACAGTAAGACTTCGTATAACTTCTGGTGGTTTTGTAAATATCGGCGGAAACCTTACTCAAACCAGTTACACTGCTCAAGTTACCAGAATTGGTGGTAACACTGATGTGATGCAGATAAAGGGAAACACTGGCAATTCCTTTATTAGATTTACTGATACTAATGCATCATCTGATTATTCTCTTGGCGCTGATGATGCCCAAAGTAATGGATTTATCTTATATGATCGTAATGCTAGTGCATATAGGTTAGTTGTAACTTCTGCTGGTAGAGTTGGTATCAATGAAAGTGCTCCAGGAGCTCAATTAACAGTAAAACGTGCCAATACAGCAACGTCAGGATTGAACGGTGTTCTTAAACTAAAACAGGGTAGTGCCACAAATGGTAATAGCGCTTCCATGCTCTTTAGTTCATTAGATGACTTTGATGTAGCAGCAGTTAATGGAGTTATTGAGACCCATTCAGGTTCAGTGTCAAATAATGAGGGACGCCTTGAGTTTTGGACAAAACATGCTGGTTCTGCTATCGCTGTTAAAGGGAAGTTTGATTCCGAGGGAAGTTTTTTCAACTTCACTACAAATCATGGAATATACACTGAATCATCTGTAGGTAGTGGTACTTCAAAATATTTGTACAGAGCAGCACACTCTAGTGGTTCTACTATCGTCTTTAATGTCTGGTCTAATGGTACAACTGAAAACACCACTGGAACTATGGGGACAGTTTCTGATGAGAGTTTGAAAGAAAACATTGTTGATGCTGGATCTCAATGGGCAGACATCAAAGCAGTGAAATTTCGTAAATTTAACTTTAAAGAAGAGACAGGATATGAAACTCATACACAACTTGGTGTCATTGCTCAAGAGTTGGAAGCAACAAGTCCTGGATTGATATATGAAGTTACTGAAGATGATGGAAGAGTAATTAAAAGAGTTAAATCTTCTATTTTAACTAACAAGGCATTAGTAGCACTTCAAGAAGCAATGACTCGTATTGAAACCCTTGAGACACAAAATGCTGACCTGTTGACAAAAGTTACTGCACTTGAACAGCGTTTAACAGACGCAGGACTCTGAATCATCCTGCTTGAGTTTCTGAACTAATCTATCAGCAAGTGCTTCCATCCTTTCTGGGTGAACTGCTGTAATACCTGATTCTTCAATAGCAATCTTCATACTCTGTTCTTCATTCTTGGTCAGTTTCTTGCCTTTGGATGGAAGAGTCATAGTCTTCAATGAATGTGAGTATATTCTAACATATCTATAATAAAACTGTGGTTATTTAATGGTTTTTTCCGTATTAAGTATACATTAGTCACAGAAATAAGTCAACACTTGACAAGAACTCAAATACCCAGTAGAATAACTCTGTTAGGGTTCATAGGGATGGCTTAGCTACTTTTAAGAAATAAATAATACTGTATGAAATATACGTATGCTATCGACAAAGTATAGACTTCGACTGGAATTCATTTGTAAATGTATTGCAAATGGGGAGGAAGTAAAACTAGATGATATGGTCTGGGCACAGAAACTTGCTAAAGCAAATACAACAGCAAATGAGATGTTGAAGATGGCAAGGAGACAATCATCACAAGATATTCAAGAGGGGACTATCGATGATTTCATGAATAGGATGGGTTTAGGAGATCCAGATCCATCCAATCATAAGAAGGGATTTAATAGTGCTGATGATATTAAGGACTGGTTTCAACAGGACCGCAGTGAAGATTGGAGGCAAAGAGATTGAGTAGTAAAATGATGTTCCTGGTTGATACTGGGAACGGCAGATGTGTCAGTCACGACGGATATATACAATTGGGGAGTTTCTCTCATACTGTAGAGAAACATCTTGAGTTATGTCCTGAACAAGAATGGCAGGTAACATACTGGATGCCTGATCCATTCCGTATTAGATATCCAAGACCCAACTATCAACATACTATGAAGAAGAACGAAGGTTCTCCTAAGACTGATAATGCTAATGATAGTCGTCCAAGAGACTTCCCAGATCAAGCAGAAAATCGATTAGAGAGAACACTGTAAGGAGTTACCCATGGGTCCAATAGTTTTATATTCAAACGGAAATCAAGAGTGTGAGAGAGCAAAGACACTTTTAGAATCTTTGCATGTTCAGATACAAGAATACAAACTTAATAATCATTTTACTGAAAGATCATTTGTTTCTGAATTTGGTGAAGAAGCAGAGTATCCACAGATTGCTATTGGATACAAACATGTTGGTGGATTAAAAGATACATTGCATTTCTTCAAGGATAGAAATCTGATATGAAACCAGCAATTCTGATTGCCTGTTTATCACCGATTATTATTATTTGGATCGTAATGAAACTTGCTTTATGGTTGTATGTAACCGAGGAGGAACGAGAGTATGTCTCAAAAGAGAAGTTCCGAAAGCGAGGAAAATTTGTGGAAAATCCATATGCAGACGTTGATGAAAAGGAAGAAGAATATGGAAATAGAACGGATTATAGATGATGTTTTGTATAAATATTATACAATCGAACTAGGAAAACCTGTTCCAAACTGGAAATCTTGCAGGAATCCTGACTGGTGGATAGAGTACCTTACCCAATTAGGAATAGATCCCAAGAATCCATGAATGAAGAAGGATATATGGTTCAACTGTCTATAGATGACGTTAACCTACTGCATCATTGTGTCAAAGAAACTTTAAAGTATTGGCCCGGAGCACCTGCTAGACCTGCTGAAGAGCAAGAACATCTGTGGTATTTGAGAGATGCAATGTATCGTATGGTATTAGAAACCAAATTTAATAACTCTTGACATATAAATCCTAATACAGTAGAATACAACTGTGGTAGTTTAGGAACAAATGAAGAAGTCAAAGACAAAATTAAGAGCACAAATTAAGTCAAAATTCTATTACATTTTCTGGGGAATTGCGACTGTATCTGTGGTTTTAGGACAAGTATATGTTGGAACTGGATATCGTCAAATGAGCACCAATGTGAATCGTTTAACTGGAATGCTTGTGACTTTACTTGATGTAGTTTAGGGAGGCATTGTAGGGGCACACAGAGCAGTATTATGGGTCATATTGCATCCCACACCGATACATTGTTATAAATAATAACAGCAGTGTATATCTCTTTACATTATCCTGCTACAAGAATTATCTGGAAGAGCACTCAGAGTTAGTGCCACCAAACATTTTAACATTATGAAAACAACAGTTACCATCGATAATGATGGTGTATTAACATTTCCCGACGAACTTATTAAAGAAACTGGTTGGAAGGAAGGAGATGTGCTATTATGGATCGATAACCACGATGGTTCTTGGAGTTTAAAAAAATCTGATATACACTGAAGAAATCTGTAAGCATTGGATTAAAAATGTCCCTATCGCTCATCAATCTTCTCATAAAATTTACGAAATGTTCTGCAACCACAGGAGGCAGAAAGATTTCACTGGTATGGAAATGGCGTCAAAGTTCATTAAAGTGGGAACTACAAGGAAGAGACGCTATGTTAACAACAAGACCAGGAGAAAGTGTAATGTATCTAAAACCATTCTCACATAAAAAATGAAAAAACAATGGAACATATTAATGTAGGTGATAATGTAAGATACCTAGGATATACCAAGGAACAAGTATTATGGGGTAATAATGATACTCCATATATGCTAATACTTGACCGTATCTACGAGATTGCTAATGTAAAGGTACATCGGCAACATACCAAGGTTCAACTCAAGGGTATCATTGGTAAATTTAACTCTGTCCATTTTCAAGTGATTGATTGATGTCATCAAAACCAGTTAAAAATCTGTTCCCCCACGAGTCATTCCCTTATCGTTTGGAACTTAAGGATAGAACTGCGTGGTTTGAATGTCAGGAACATATGGATAGGGAGATTGTAAGATATCATCTAAAACCAAAAGACTATAAGAAGTCTTGTATGCGTGGATATAAAATTGTTAGTGAGAATAAAACTGTTGCAAAAAAGAAACCGGTTGATAAAAAGAGAGAAGATATTCTATTACCCTCAATAAAGTATAAAACGATACAATTTGATAAGAATGCTAATATATTGAATCCCAAACATAAATAATCAAAAGGTTTGTATAAAGGTTACAGTCGTGGAATTATCCGACAAAAAAGCAGCAAAGAAGATAATCAAGAGATATAAGAAACATCCAGAACACTACACACGAGAAGAAGTGATGTATGCTAAATTATTAAAGCGGATGCTTAAAAAGAAGAAATCAAATGACTGACTCCGACATCCTTTTAGCAGTTAACCAGGTTCTCTCTGGATATGAAACTAAAGTTGTCAAGGCAGGACCGAAAGTTGATAAAATTCGTGTGGTTTCTGGTCAGAGAGCAGAAGCGCAGGATGCAATATCAAAACAATTGAATAGTATGAGGGTTCCATACAAGAATGAAATTGATAAAAGTGAGTCATCATTCCCTGTAACTAAGATTGAACTGAAGAAATCTAATTCCATTATTAAACTTATCTACAAAAAGGGTTCTGGTGGTGGATCTGGTGCCGGTGCAGCACTTACTAAACTTGCAGAATCTTCACAGGCATTATATGCTGCTCTTGCATTTAATGTATTGGGTAGAAAGATCACTAACAAAGATATATCCAAAGATAATTTTCAACGTGCTGCTGGAACTGCAATCACTGATGAGGACTTTGGTAAGATGATTAACAGTCTTCCTGATGATTGGGTGAACTCATCTATTGCAGGTGCAAATGCTTTATATCAGAAATATGGTAACAAAGGTAAATTTACATTCCATCGTGGATCACAATTAGTCAATACAATTGAGGGTGCATTTACAGCAATCAATCGTCAAGAGAAAGCATTTGGTAACCTTAATAAGTGGAGTCCTGCTGATATCTACATGATATCTAATCAGGGTGCTGTTCAACAAATAGCGGCAGAAAAAACCTTAAAGGGATTAAATGCCAAGATGTTTGAGTTGGTTAAATCAAATCAAGTGATTGGTGTATCATTAAAGAAGATTACAAGTAATACCGGTAGAATTACTGAAAAGAATTTTCCTGGTGATGGTAAGATTATATCAGCAAGTTATAAGGGTACAACTACAAAGTTTGATTCGATGGATGGTTATATTCAGTGGGGAACTGCAACGACAGAAAAGATTCAGTTCAGAAGTTTTGGTGGTGAGACATCATTAACTGGTTGGCAGGGTGAAATTAAGGGAGCATCTGCAAACCAGGGTAAAGTATCTCTCGGTCCTATCAATTACATTCTAAAACGTCATGGATTGCAACAGTTGCCAACTTCGTTAGAATCTGCTAAACTGGCAGAAGCAAATACTGATGCTCACTGTAAACAAATTGCTAGTATGATGGGTACATATGGGTTAATTACTGATGTCGATGCAACAGCACAGATAATCAAGAGTAAATCAAATAAGTATCGTTATTCTAAGTATTTGGTACTAACATTACTACTAACAATGAAGAATACCTCACAACAAATACAAAATGAAGTCGTACAGGATCTGTATTCATATGCAAGTTCTCAAGCAAGTTTTTCTGCCCCCTATATTAAAATGGAGTGATGATGGATAGTCTAAAAGTAAAACAACAGGATGATGGTCAGTATGTCTTAGAATGGGACAAGAAAGACCCGCAATGGGCGTTTCTCAATGGGTTGACACCGGAACAGGTTCGGTGTATAGTAGAGGAAGCAATCCGTCAAGACAAACGTGGGCAACTTTGATTACAAAGAGTTCAGTCTCAAGAACCTAAAAGATGTTCTAGGTGAGATCATCGATCAAGACGATTGTAATCCTGAAGAGATCGCACGGTCAATTATTGATGCCTGTGAGACAAACATTGACTATCATTTGTCTAAAGTGAGTAAAGCAGCAGAGACAATTGCTAAGTTAAAAGGATTATTGAAAGAGAATAAGATAACAGAGGCAACCACACAAAAGGACTGGGAAGATTTTTGGAAAGAGTGACAGTTGAGATAGTGGCACAGAACCCTTGAATTGACCCCCTGAATGCTCTATATTATATTCATACCAGACAGGAGAGCATGACCGTTACCCTTCGCCCCCATCAGCGCAAAGCATTGACCGCTATGCTGGCATATGACAAGGGTCAGGTCATCATCCCTACGGGTGGTGGTAAGACCATCTGCATGATTCAAGACATTGTTGAGAATCAAAAGTATATCGACAATGGTTCTACTATTGTTGTTGTTGCCCCTCGTATTCTTCTTGCAGAACAACTCTGCAAAGAATTTCTTGATATTATTGATACCACTCACACCCATGTGATGCACGTTCACAGTGGTGAGATTGAGTATTTCAGTAGCACCAAACCAGAACAGATTGCATTGTTCAACAACACTGCAAGAACTGCTGGTGAGAATGTTATCATCTTCACCACATATCACTCGCTGCATCGTATTCAAGAGGCAGACATTGAAGTGAATACAATTTACTTTGATGAGGCACACAACAGTGTTCAGCGTAACTTTTTCCCTCCTACTGAATTCTTTTCTAACGATGCTGATCGTTGCTATTTCTTCACAGCAACTCCAAAACATTCGCTGACTGTATTCAAACCAGGAATGAACGATCCTGAGGTTTATGGTCAGGTCATATGTAATGTTCCTGCACCACAATTAGTCAAGGAAGGTTACATTCTTCCCCCTAAGGTTGTTGTTCAGCAGCTGCCTCAGGGTGATTTCAAGCAGTCTGATTCTAAGAATCTGCTTGATACCATTGATGATAACGAGATCGGCAAGGTTCTGATTGCTGCACGTTCCACAAAGCAGATTGTCCGTCTTGTGACTCAATCTGATTTCTGTTCTCAATTGTATGAACGTGGTTATCACTGGATGTTTATCACTAGCAAAACTGGTGCTATCATCGACGGCAAGAAAGTATCCCGTGAAGTATTCTTCAAGACTCTCAATCAGTGGGGCACAGAAGAGCATCGTAAGTTCGTTGTGATGCACCACTCTATTTTGTCCGAAGGTATCAATGTAAAGGGTCTTGAAGCAGTGTTATTCATGCGTAATATGGATTACATCGGCATCAGTCAATCAATCGGTCGTGTGATACGTCTAGGAGGCGATTCTAAGACGTTTGGACTAGTTTGTGTGCCTGTCTTTGATAAAGTGGGTATCAGCACTGCTAGAAGCGTTCAGGCGGTTGTTGATACCGTCTTTGAAAAAGGTCAACCTGCTATCTCTGAAGTCCGTCGCTGATTGCACTCTTTCAAAACTATGCTATAATAGTAGGTACAAATTGGAGCAAGTTCCATGCAATGCGATGTAAAATGCTATGTGTCTGGTAAGGTATTCAGCGTCAAATGTCTTGCTAAGGACTACAACGAGGCAAAAGAAGTAGCACTTGCTCAACATCCTAACGCACGTATTATGGGCGTGACTGCCGTCTTTTCTAATTCAAATCCATGAATACTGAAAAACTTTGGAAAATCATTACCCTTGAAACAACAGGATGGAATGATATTGAAGAAATTAACTGTGTGAAACTGTCTAAAGAACAGTGTACTGACCGCATAGAATCACTACTAGCGGAAGGTTACAATCCAAATCATATTAAAGCAATTCCTGATGCTTGAACTTCCTTCTGATTTTCCACACCAATCCCCAGACGATTATTCTTACGAAGTTGAACAGTTCAAGAACAATGTTCTTGCAATTTGGTTGCATCACCATAAAGATTATGTCTATAGTAGTGATCCTGTCCGCACTATCTGGGGATTCTTTAATACAAAGAAAGGAGATTATATCTCCCCTATCAATTCAAAAAAACCTGGTAAAGTAGTTGATATTAAAAATACAACTCCTTTCACATCAATGCAACTAAACCTCAACCCTTTAGAACATGCCTTATACTCCGCAAATTGATGACTACGTGATATGGGAAAGATCAACCGGACACATTGATAAGGGTTGGGTTTATTTTTTTGATAATGATTATATCACAATTGAAACTGGTGTAAAGGATAAACCCAACTGTGAGTATACTATAGAAGAAAGACATAAAAAGATTCATGTTTTAGTAGTATGTCATAATTGTTATTGGGATGATTTAAAATATGTGAAGCATCGAAGGACAGATGATGTAGTGGCACAAGAGCAGAGCACAGACCCCTAAAACCGTGTATATTAAAGAAGTGGAGGGGACACCCACCACGCTCACCACAACTCTCTAAATATGGGAACACGTTCACGCATCGGAATTCAACTTTCAGATGACTCTATTCTTTCTGTTTATCATCATTGGGACGGTTATCCTACTTGGTTGGGCAAAGTTCTTAACACACACTACAATTCAAAGGAGAAAGTAGCAGAGTTAATTGACGGTGGTGATATGTCTTGTGCATGGACAAAAGATCGCTGGACTGGTAAGCAAGTTACAAAGTATGTAATCGAGAATGTTGAGGTTGAGGAATATGGTCCTCAATACTATTCTGCTCGTGGTGAGAATTGCCCTCCCCGTCTTGATAATAATGTAGTAGAATACCTTGCTAATGGTGAAGAATACGCTTACATCTTTAATCGTAATAATGAGTGGGTGGCGTTCGATCGTCACGAGTTCGATGATAAAGACCCTGAGATTGTTTCTATTCCTTCCGGTGTTCTTGCTTGTTGACTATCTAAATCAAATTTAGTATAATTACAACAATCACATAGGTTATCATGACCCAGGAAGTTGAACTAAAGATCGGCATCCCAGATTATTATCGTGATGACCGATTAGCAGATGAACTTGATAAGTATATCGAAGATATGCTTAATCGATCTTACCATCTTGGAATGACTATTCCTTACTATCTCCTTGAATTCTGTGAATAAATTCACACTTCGCGACGAACTTACAGACAAGAGTATCGATCTCACTTGGTCTGATTTTTCTGCTCTTCTTATCAGTGCAGAGAATCCTTCAGAGTTCTTTACTAACAAAGACAAGCAACAACTTCAGCAAATCGCATCCACTTTCAGAGAGTTTATTGACTAATGGATTACAACATTGACCCGATTCGTGAATTCGACAACGATGATTTTATGAGAATGATGGAAGAATGGGATGATGAAGGTGTCGTCGAAAGTATTGATAACGATACATTAAAACTACTAAAAGAGTTCTAATGTTACAGAACTTTGCTAGAACCGCTACATATAGTGATAAGGAGAAGAAAATTAATCAACTCCTTTTAGCACAGCAACAAGTTGAGAACCTGTTACTTATTAGTGAATATTTTGAATATAAGAAATATCTTAAAGAACATTTGTTCAAAGTAAAATACGAACTTGAAAGACAGTCCGGTTTACTTGACAAATCTAAACAACCAGACTAGAATCAAAACACTATCACGGACTTTCTCATGGCACCAACACTCTCCAAAAAACTCACCCGATATCGTCTTACTTTAGACGTGATGATTGATAGTACAGCAAGTGAACCACCTTCACGATGGGAGTGGAAAAAACTACTTGAATTAGAAGGAAATGAGCAAGTAAATGATGTCTATGTTGAGAATCTTGGAGACTATAAAGTCTAGTAGATCACATTTTAAAGTGTCATAAGAGGGGTTACGACCCCTCTTTTTTATGCTATACTGATATCAGTTGACAAAAAAACAATGTCGATTTTCACAGTTGAACAACTCAACAGACATAAAGAAGACTTTGGTTGTTCATATAACGTCGGTAAGTATCTTCATTCTGCTGTAATTGAGGTAGATGTTGCAGACATTTTGCGAATGAATGATGTGTCTGATGAGATTATCAATCTTGTATGTGATACTATTGTTGATCATTTTGCAACTGCAATGTATCTTGAGGAAAACGACTAATGGGAAGATCTAAACTCATTGGTCCACTAACTGCTTCTGAAACCAAGAAAAAACAACAAAGGCATGCTTGGTATCAAAGAAACAAAGAACTTACTAAACAACGTTCTGCTGATTCAAAAATCAGAACCCAAAAATGGTTCAAACAAGAAAAAAGCAAACATCAATGCTTTAATTGTAGCAACACAGAATTTAATCAACTTGGATTTTATGATTTAACTTTGATCTACGGTCCTAGTTTAACCAAACCAGAAAAAATAAATCAAGTTTCTGAGATGGTTGGCAGAAAAAGTCGTGTTACTATCAAAAAAGAAATAGAAACTAGAACCTGCCTCTGTAATCATTGTTGGCACACACATTATAGACATTACTAATGACAAGCAAAGAAAAACTTTTATTCGTATCGTCCTTTATCTGGTTCATGCATTGGGGAACATGTCAAGTATCTACGCTTCTGGATATGGTTATTCTAAGAAACTCTGTGAGGATATTACCTCTTGGTTTCTGAATAAGTATTACCCTCGTCATAAAATTGATGTGGACATTGATCATCGTGGATTGAAGCGTGAGGGTGTCTATGGGTATTGTGATTTTGTTGATAATAAATCTAAACCACGACATTTCCTGATTGAACTTCAGAGTCATATGAATCAGGAAACATATACAAAAATACTTTTTCATGAATTGACCCACCTCTCTCAGTGGGTAGACGGTTCTCTCACTTTTAAACATGGAAAAATGTGTTATTGTAAAGAACCAGTGGAAAACTACGACTATGTGAACCAACCACATGAAATTGAGGCACGAGAGAGTGAAACAGTTCTATACGATCTTTATCTAAATGAGAAATAGAGTGTGCCAGTCGGCAAACCGGAGCAGATCCCTTGACTTCTGCTTGAATCTATAATATATTAGGTTCATGGGAGAGCAATCGCCCCAAAGGATGCACTGGTGGATGCGCCGAATTATTTAATTTGCCATCAGTCCAATTTATTAAATGAAATCAATGAGTTATCAAAAAGGACAACATCAAAAAGGAATTAAGAATGAAACTTTCGTGTGTAAGTTTCTCACTGAAGTTAACCACTATGGATGTGAATTAAGACATCGTGGAGGCACTAAAGTAGTAGAAGACGGTGATACTGAAAATGGTGATAAGTCATCTTTTAAGAAATGGACAACAAATAGTTCTACTCATGATTGGTTTAATTGCTCACCATTAGCAGCAGAGATTGAACTTAAAGATCTTATTAAACTTCATGTTGAGCAGTTTAAAAAAGATATTAAGAATGTGCCTGATGCTGAACATGAAACTTTCAGAAAGAAAAAAGAAAATAAGATGAAAAGAGATATTGCTGAGACATTAGATCAAATGTGTACTTATGAATTTGCTGATAAGTGTATGAAAAAATTTATCTCTCATAGTAAAGATTTGGATATTATTGTTACTGATGTTCAAAATAAGAAAGTTCTTATCTATAAATTTAATGAACATCCAGCAGTAGTTTATTACAACAAAGGGTATAAACCAGTTTTTATCAGCAGATCTGGTAAAAAGAGTGCCTCTCGTAATATTATTCTGGTAAAAGATGATGATAAAGTGGACATTGGATTGAGAATTAGATTTGTGGAGAGTAATGGATTCAAACCATTTACCTGTGAACCATCACCAAATAAATCTACAACAGCAACTATTAAGATGCAACAAGATAATGTAAAAAATATATTGTCTAATGTGAAAAAAGTATGTTATAATTACTGAATGACTATAACTATTCTACAACAACCTGCGGAGGATATGGTTCATCTAAATCAGACATTTGATCTGGTTTATATGGACCCACCCTTTGGATTGCAGCGTGATTTTAAGATGCAAGAGTCTGATGGTTCGGAGAAAAGTTTCTCTGACCATTGGACTTCTTTTGATGACTATATTGATTGGTATGCAAATATCATCAACAAAGCATACTCTAAACTGAACAAAGATGGTTGGTTGTATGCACATAATAATTTCATAGGTAATGCTTTGGTTCTGTCTAAAGTTGATAGAAAGGTCAGAGATGCATTCTACACTAACATCTCATGGAAACGTAGCGGACCAAAGAATAACATTAAGAATGGTTGGGGTAACATCGTAGACAGCATAATTGTGCTGAGGAAGGGTAATCCATACTTTACGGTTGAGTATACCTCACTTGATCCAGTCTATGCTCATAATAGTTTCAAGAATAAAGATGAGGTTGGATACTATGCACTCGCTAAAGTATCTGGAGAAAAGAGTCGTCCTTGTGCTAGATTCGATTACAAAGGATATAATCCAGAGTTTGGGTTTCGCATAACAAAGGAAAAACTCGAAGAACTAGACGCGCAGAACCTCCTACACTACGGCAGCAACAACCTGTATAAGAAAATTTACTCTCACGAGTCTAAAGGTGTCCCAGTCCAGAATTTATGGGATGATGTATACTTTATCAGCAGAAGTGAGAAGAATAAGCGTAAGTATCCCACACAAAAACCACTGAAGTTGTTAGAAAGAATCATAAAATCATCATCCCCACCGGGTGGGTGGGTGCTTGACCCGTTTTGTGGAAGTGGAACAACAGCAATTTCTGCTTTTAACACTAACCGCAATTGCGTCACGACAGACACTAACCCCGATGCAGTTCGGATAGCAAGAGAGTCAATTAATGAAATTATAAAAGCATCACATAATCCTTTACTTGATGCACTAAATGACACATAGTCTTTTTTCCATATCGAGAGCGGGAAGCAGGACCAATCACACCCGACAGACGAAAATATGAAAAAAACAGGTATTTGGTCTAGTGAGGGCAAGGGTTCTGAAGGCAACAAAGTAGCAACGACACAGCATAGCACCACGGATCCCAAACTAGTTGGGTGGACAGTTGGTTGAAGTGTCCACTCAACCCGCACAAGGCAGCAAACCCGTGTATATTAAAGGAGTGGAGGGGCCCCGCCCTAAAACCTTCTTCTTTTTTTATTATGAAACCCAAAGAGTTAAAGAAGTACCTCAAATCTGAGGGTTTTGAACTACTCAGAGAGACGGGAAAACACAGAATTTATGTTCACAAGAGAACAAAAAAGCAACTATCAACGTCCAAGACTCCATCTGATGGATATGCTTGGAGACAAGTAATGAGAGATATTAAAAGATACCAACTCGCAGGATGATTACTAACGAAGACAGAGAGTTTGTTAACTTCTTGTTCGGCAAACTCACAAAGCATGTTGATACCGACATGATAGATTTACAAGATGATGATTCTTGTGATGATCACCTTCAATTTGAACAACTAACCATTTTTCCAATTACGCACAATGTTTAACACCACTTTGGATCTGTTCAAGTTCAACAAGACAAACGAACATGATGAAATGATTGATACAATAGCAGAAACATATTTCAATGCGATGACTGAATGTGCGAGTGATCATCGTTGTGATGATGCTATTGCTTGTTATCAGGAGTGGATTGTTGATGATAAGGATCCTCAAGATGGCGGTGTGGAGATATATTTCATGCAAGATCTTACAGCAGAAGGAATAGAGAATTAAACTCTGCTTGTGCCAGTTGGTCAAAGTGTCCACTGAACCCGCACAGCAGACCAAAACCGTGTATATTAAGAGAGTCAAAGGAACACACCACATGCAAATTTCAAACTCCATCTGCGTCGTTGATTTCTTCCCTGAGGCATTCATTGCTGAGTCAGATGAGATCAAAGGCATGAAAGTTACAGTTCGTCGTTTTAACAAGCGTGTTACTTTCCTTGATAATGGTGCTAAGTCTTACAGCACTGTGACTGCACTCACAGCACGTAATGAGTGGGCGGAGCGTATTGCTGGAGGTGCTACGGTAACCGACTACAATACCGACAAAATGCCTCGCTCTGAGTATGCTCCGATGGCATGTGTGGGTTGATCCCCCTCACTTACTGCAAACTCTTATCTAACATCATGCCGACTGACTTTCCAATCTACAAAAAGAAACTCCCACAAGTATGGTTGGAAGGTGATAAGTTTATCATCGAATCAGACTCGTTTCGATATGTGATTATGGATGACTTAAAACTGCTGTTTAAACTATGCAGAAAGTTTAAGACTGACGCTATCGCACAAACTTACGCCACTAACTAACATCATGCTCAAAACACAATTACTCAAAGTCGTCGGTGAAACTTCAAACAAAATTGATTCTAACCTGACACGATTTGAAAAGTTTGAAGTATTCTGTCAAGTGTGTGATGGATTACTCAAAGATGGAAGAATCAGTGCTGCAAAGCATCATTCATGGACTAACGTATTCTAACTCCTAACTAACTCCCAATCTCATCCAAATTAGGACTAAATCATGAATTACACTCTCAAGCAACTTCAAGACCGAGTATCAAGTATGATCAAAGAACAGGGAGAAGATGCAGAGTGTGCCGCATGGATTTATACCAAGAATGATTGTCATTTGAAGGATGAAAATGGTGAGATTGATTATGATAATAATGTAGAAGATCCTGCACTGATTGCACGTATCTTTGATGATGTAGGAAACAATGATTACATCTATCAAGTGATTCAAGAGAGTGTGGATGAGATCACAGAAGAGAATCTAATGTCTTATCAGCAAGAGTTAGTGGAGGTAGCATGAAATTCACACAATATCTTTTAAGTGGGATATGTATTACTGTCGCACTTACATGTTACTTAATGTTTTTAGCACAGAGAGATAGTAAGATGATGAACTATTACGATTCAACTATTCAAAAAGTAAAATGAACACAACCACACTGGATCTTTTCTGTAATGATGATAACGAGGATAATGATATAAGAGAAGAGTTTGATGGAGCATTAGAAGAACAGGCAGCAAAATATGAAGTTACAGTAGATTACTACATTGCAGAGTTTCTAGTGTGACAGTTGATAAGGTGTCTACTATTCTCCCACAAGACCCCAAAACCGTGTATATTAAGAGAGTCAAAGGAACACAACTCATGAACCGCACACCACTGACAAAAGTCGAAATCCTAAACATTCTCGCACGTTGCACGACTGGGAATCAAATGATTTCATCTTTGGACAATCTTAAGTTCAATGGTTTTATCAAATGAGAATCGCATTCACTGCTATCATCGTGATTCTAGGTGTGAATCTACTTGTAGATCTGTTAGATTCCAATATGGTGAATCTCATCGAAGAGCGTAATCAATCCATCGAAAAACTTCTCAATGACAACTGATTTCCAATCGTTCAAAGATCAACAAGATGCAAAGAACATGATTCAATTGAACGTCACAAAGTATTCACTGATGCTATGTGATGCACTACAACAAAACTATCAACGTTCACATCCAAATGGTCGTAACTATTCTTATGCGTTAGTCTCTGGTCGTAAGTATCACAAACTGATGCAATGTGTAGATGGACAGATTGAATCAGTACATGCTTTCATTGATAGAAAGACTGGTGAAGTATACAAACCTGCATCATATAAAGCACCTGCTAAACATGTAAGATATAACCTAAACATCATCCAGGAGAGAGAAGAATGTCTAGAGAAATGTGATTGGGCAGGTTCTTATCTTTACTTACGCTAATTAACACAAATCTCATGATTATTCTAACATCAGAACAACACGGATGTGCTTACTCTATTGATAGTGAAGGCACTCTATTCTATACGCCAATGCGTAAGGATAGTTCAATCAATTTAGAGGAATGGGATGAGGTTGATCATATGGCAATCCTAGGAGAAGAGCAATCAATTCAAGAACATGTAAATGATATTCTAGAGAGACTGATTACTATGAGTAAGGCACTCGGTGAATATTATTGTAACTAGGCACTAATACTTACTAAAACGTCTAAAAAGACTTAAAAAACGTTTTTAAATGCCTTTATAAATATACTTTGCTTTTTTATTGTTTTCCACAGAGGTTGTGGAAAAGCATATGATTAATGTTAGTATTGACTGTTATCCTGTGGAAAAGGTATCAATCAGCAACGTTCTTAAGTATACTCAAACCTTATAAAGTATCGATCTTATGTCTCCTCAAACCTTTTAAATGGTCCGAGGTCTTGTTGTCTTAGCATGCATAATACCGAGAGTCAACTATAAACCTACCGAACCCCACAAAAATTCACACAGACCCCCAAAAAACAACCAATCCCCGAACTGTCACATGCTCACGGCACAGACCTCAAAATGCTGTATTGTAGATGAATGAACAACACTACTCCGATGCAGACCTACACCGACCCTTGCACCTATGCGATGCAGAACGATATGCGCCAACTGAAAGAGATGATCGCATCAGATCTGGCAGCGTACATGCTGGAGATGATGCCTGACCTAGAGATGAGCGTCGATTTCGTTTGCGATCGTTTCGGACTTGATTGCAGCGATGAACTCGTGGATTTTGTCGCAGACTGCCATGATGAGTTCTTCGGCAACTGATACCCGATAGCGTGTGCCGGTCGATGAACTGGCATACAAAATAGGCACTGCCCCGCAGATGCTGTATTGTATTAACAAGTCAAACAACCAACCCCAAATCATGCGTAAGATCGAAACCCAGATGAACGCCGCCATCCAGTCTAACCGCAATTGGAGTTCAGGTAATACGGCAGTTTATTTCGATGCAGAATCAGGCGTCAGCGTCGTCCGTCTCTACGGCAATAAGATCGCAGAAGTTTCAGACGACACCATGACCATTTTCGATGGTGGATTCCAGAGCGTCACCACCAAGAGCAGACTCAACGCGCTCTGTGATGAATTCTGCGTTGCTGGCGAAGGCGTCTTTCAAAAAAACTATCAGTGGTTTGTTCGTAAGTTCGTTGGGCAGGCAGGACCCTCCAAGGTCTTCAATGCTGATGAGTTCGTCAATGGTTACGTGTTTGC